ATCAACACATTCGACACCTCAACCAGATTCGGTGAGTATGACCTCATCACAGCTGGCTTCCCATGCCAAGACCTCAGTTCCGCAGGCAAACAGGCAGGACTTCGAGAAGGCACACGCAGCAGCCTGTTCTACACAGTCATGCAGATTGCTAGGCGTGTTCGACCTAAGTTCATCTTATTTGAAAACGTTGCAAATACGATCAGTCACGCCAAAGGGGAGACTTTCCAACACATACTCTATGAAATTGCCAAAGCAGGGTTCAATGCTGAGTGGAGCATTGTATCAGCTGCAGATTCTGGAGCCTGTCACCTCCGCAAACGTATCTGGATTATTGCCTACTCCAACGACTCAAGATACTATCGCACATCCAAATGCCAAGCTGACTCCGAACGGACGGAGACTATCGTCCAATGGTACGAGTCACAGCCTCAACATACAAGACAAGCTGACGCTATTACCAACCCCAAGGGCATCAGAGTGGAAGGGCATTGGCGTCAAAGGCAGTCCAAGCAGCTTACGTTGGGCGAAACAGGGCTACTTAACTGGAGTCATACAGGAATCAGACTCAGTTCCGACTGGCGTACCTACGCATCTCAACCCATGCTTCGTAGAGGAGATGATGGGTTATCCCGTAGGGTGGACAGACTTAAATGCCTAGGCAATACCATATGTCCGCAAACCGCAACAATTCCCCTGAATCGCATCAAACAACTTGACGCTCTCCTACAGTCATGATATATTGACTGTATGAGGGTCTCACCCTCTGTTGTTTACCACTTTTATCATGCAACCTAAATCACGTACTTCAACATGTGTCAAATCTATTGACGTAGATCCTATTACAGGCACAGCTATTGTTGAGTTCTTAACAGATACACGCTATGAGTATACAAATGTATCTCGTAGAGCTATCGCCAACCTACTTACACAACCTAACATGAGCTTAGGATTTTGGGTCAATGCCAACTGCAAACTCAAGAGTGTCAAGTGTAAAGAGATTACTCCAGTCTCTATATACAAACACAAGCTTGCCAAGGTAAGACTTGTGCAACAACCTGTACTCCCTAATGTCTAGCCACACAATGACTGTTACTTTCGACAAGTCTGTATCCTCCTCATTACTTGAGGCAGGGTACAGCTACAACCCAACAGGCAACAACACTGTTGCCGTTGACTTTGACCAAGATGGTCGTGACATCTACGATATACTCGAAGATGCAGGACTAGGACATCTAGCTGACGAAGTTATTTACACCAACTACTATGCAGAATGTCTCTAAAACATGTAAAGAATGTGGAGAAGTCAAGCCCCTGGAAGACTTCCCACTCTTTTCAACAGTTGGAGCTGGTCGCAAGAATACTTGCAAAGCATGCTCAAACAAACACGCCACAGTCAGACGTAGACTTAGGCGACAACACAAACCACCATCGTCTGGTGACTGCCCTGCATGTGGTAGGCATACTACAAAATGGGTACTAGACCATGACCACAAAACCGACAAGTTCAGAGGTTACATTTGCGACTCATGCAACGTAGCCTTTGGTAAATACGGTGATGACCCCAACACAATGCAACGTTCCCTTATCTGGCTTCAATCACATGGCTAATTCCATCAAAACAAACATCACTCAACCTATCGGTGACAAGTACATCAAGACCTTTGATGTTACTGACGATCCTGTTGTTTACTCAATCCAACGTGTAAGTCCTTACAGCTTTGAGACTATAATTGTAGGTATCTTTGACACAAAAGAATCTGCATTATGTAGACTCAACCGCATGATGGATAGACCTCACGCTGACGAAGAGTTCAAGATTATGGTACACAATCTCAGAACACTCAAGCAAGAGGAGGACTTAAATTGAGTACACCCCATGCACAGGAACGCCTTGAAGCCATCTTCGAGGAGGTCAAGGCAGCTTTTCCTTACTTCGATGAGGACAAGCAAGCCGAGATCGCTATGAAACGGTTTGACGAAGAACTCGTTTAATGTTTCACAAAGATGACATCATCGAGGCTTTGTATTGGCTACTAGGTTTATGGGTTGCCCTAAGTATCTTTAGTTTACTAGCCTTTGCTACACAAAATGTACGACCAAGAAAATCATTATGGATAGATCAAGAAAGTTTAACAACAGAATACGTGAGCTTAACAGGTGGAAAGCAACCGATGAGCTGACTGAAGTTACCTTTGACATGGGACACGAAGCAGCTCTCACCTGGGAACTCCCACCCTCCTACGTATGTGTTGTCCGAGCAGTCAAGCAGGATGGCACAGTAGAAGAGAGGGCATATCGCCAAGCCATTGCAGCAAAGAAGTTTATGAAAAACCTTCTGTTACAAGATGACGACTACGTTGTTATGACTTGTAATGCTATAATGGATACACAACATGACATCCCATGAGACTTAATCCACATGATCTTTCAGAACTACTGGACAGACTAGGTTACTACGTTGATGATGAGACAGGCGAGATTAGCATTGAGCTAGATCCCTGTGGCCCACCATTGATTGATAAGTTTCTAGTCACACTAGCTTCTCAAGGTCAACTAATCACCAAACGCAATCCAGAATTTGAGCTAGGTTTCTACTTGCCAAACTGGAGATGCTTCAATAGTATGGAGGAGTACTGTTCCGTATTTCCCTATGAACAACAATGTAAAATGTACGATGACTAATTTGACACAACGCCAAATTGACCGTCTTGATGACTACGAATACTCACTTTTTCTCGCATATGGTGACTCATACAAACCTACACCGACAGTTTCTTCTAGAGCAAGAAGCGATCAGCTGTGGGAGGCAGAGACTTCACGATTCTTTAGAGAAACTAGAAGGCAAATCCTACGCTTCCGCAAGCGTGTACGGGGTGTCATCAATCAGAGAGGCTATACCTTATCTAATGGAGAAGGTTGAACAGACTAAACATAAACTTAAAACAGGTCAAGCTGGTAAGTTTTATAAAGACATAGCTGTATACCTCGATGACTTAGAACCCCTTGCAATATCAACCATCATACTCAAGGTTGTATTTGACAGAGTATTTAGCACACAAAGAGGAGCCAATCTAATCACTCCTACCCTTGTTGCTATTGGATCTGCATTAGAATCTGAGTGTAAGTTCAGATGGTATAAGACAGAGTACCCTGGATTGATGCACTACATCAGTGAAAAATACTTTCACAACGCTTGTGGTACAAGACAAAAAGAGATTATTGCTAGCCAAAAGTTTGGTCAACGTGACATACGATGGACACCTTGGAGCGTCAAGGCTAAAACATCCCTCGGACGATGGTCTCTTACACTTATAATGGACACCACTCAATGGTTTACCATCAGCAAACGTAAGACACACCGTAAACGTTACGATTATAGGGTAATTCCTACTGATCTATTCAATTCCAGGCGAGCTGAACTAATCAAATCAGCTGAATTATTTTCTGGTATACCGTGGCCAATGCTAGTAGTACCAGATGATTGGGGCTATGATGAAGAAGGTAACATCATTTATGGTGGATACCTAACAAATACCATGATGAAAGGTCATGATTTAACCCGCAAAGGAAACCCCCTCATAATACACGGAGAAACGCCTATTAACTTCTTAAACAAGTTACAAGCCGTTAGGTACTGTGTCAATCAGCACGTACTGCACACAGCAGAAGAGATGAGGTTGAAGGGTAGAATTATAGGTAAGTTTATACCTATATCACCGTCCACCAAACTCCCACGTCCTGCAGATGCTGATACAAACCCAGAGAGTAACCTAGCTTGGAGACGAGCTACGGCAGAAGCTCACAATGCTGATCGCATAAACTTTAAACGATCAGTAAGAACACGCACACAGCTAGAAGCAGCTAACAAATTTAAAGATGATGTCTTTTATCTTTGCTGGTCTTTTGACTACAGAGGTAGAGCATATCCCATCCCAGCTTTCTTGACTCCTCAAGATACTGACTTTGGAAAGGCTATCTTAAGATTTGCTGATGAGGCTAGTGTGACAGATGAGGCAGAACTATGGTTATCTTTCCAAGTAGCTACAACCTACGGATTGGACAAAGAAACACTAGAGGACAGACATCTATGGGTGTCTAAAAATACTGAACTCATCACCAAAGTTGCTACTGACCCCGTAAGACACTTGTCTTCATGGGAAGAGGTAGATGAACCTTGGCAATTCATGGCTGCTTGTCATGAGTACTACCACTGTTGTATAGCTAAAGACAAGTTAACTACTGGTCTTATGGTCGCAGTCGATGCAACCTGTTCTGGACTCCAGATCCTCGCAGGGCTCGCAGCCGACAAGAGTACAGCAGAGTTAGTAAATGTTGTCCCTAGTAACAAACCTAGTGACGCATACAAAGCGGTGGCAGAACAAGCTAAAGAGTTCTTACCAACGTACATGCACCATTGGATGACTCGTGCCGTGTGTAAACGCACAGTTATGACAATTCCTTACAATGCTACTAAAGATAGCAGTCGCAAGTACATACGTGAATCATTACTTGAAGAAGGCATAGATCCTACAAAGGATGAGCTAACACAGATAGTCAATGCTGTTTATAACAGTATGGACACTATAGTTCCAGGGCCAATGCAAGTGATGAGATGGATAAAGAAACATGTCGGACAGTACATCAGAAATGGTGCTACTGCAGTTGAATGGGTCACACCATCTGGTTTTATAGTCAATCAAAGAAGAGATGACATCGAAACCGAACAGATGGAGCTACAGTTGTTAGGAAGGACAAGAGTTAGATTACCTACGGGTCGATCTACACCTAGTCCAAACAAACATAAGTCTAGCACTGCACCCAACTACATTCATTCATTCGATGCTTCGATCCTTCACAGATCTTTTAATCAATTCAATGAACCATTCACAGTCATACATGACTCAGTTCTTTGCAGAGCAGGAGACATGGGAACACTCAATCGCCTTGTGCGAGAAACCTATGCCAATATCTTTTCCGAAGAAGATTGGCTCTCTAAGTTTGCAGAGACCATCAATGCCTCTGAACCACCACCAATCGTTGGAACATTAAATCCCAAAGATGTTTCAAATTCCACCTATTTTTTCTGTTAATTATGGCAACCACCTACGTCACACCCGACCCCGTAACACTTGATGGCTTTCAAGCTATACTCAAGCCTGGGGAGTGGGGATATAAGTTATCTGCCCTTGTAAAAGGTGACTTGATAACTAAGTTAGAAGAAGAACGTGAATCAGCTCTAGAATGGGCTAGAAGCAAGAGCAAGAACCCCAAGAGAGTAACAGTCAAACCAGAGCCTTGGGAAGAGTTAGACAACCAGAAGGGTGCTTATCACATTCGTTTTAGCTGGAGAGATGGAGACAAACTTGTTCCTGTTATTGTTGATACAGAAGGTACAGCAATCAAGGATACAGATACACCAATTTACAGCGGTAGTAAAGTTAAGCTAGCTTTCTTTCAAAAGCCATACGTATTACCAACAGGTGACATTGGTACATCATTAAAACTAAAGGCAGTTCAACTTGTTAGTCTTAACAGTGGAGCTGGTGTTGTTGATAATGGTGACATGACAGTAGATCAAGCAGCTGACTTGTTTGGTAAGACACAGGGATTCAAGGTTGAAGACCCTAACGTTGAAGCAGCTGGTACTCCTAGCTCTGTTGAGGATGATGACTTCTAATGCGTAGTCATTTAGAAGAACAAGTTGCTGACTTGTTAGATCAGTTGAAAGTACCTTATCAGTATGAATCTGAGAAACTACCTTATCTTATCGAGGCAAACTATATCCCCGACTTCAAGGTTGGGGACATATATCTTGAAGCAAAGGGTTACTTCCCACCAGAACAGAGACGTAAGATGAAAGCTGTAAAAGAATCTCATCCAGACTTAGACATTCGTATTATATTTCAATCACCTAACAATAAAATATCCAAACGTTCTAAAACTACATACGCAAAATGGGCAGAAAAGAACGGTTTTCCTTGGTGTGCTTATTATGCAATCCCAGTTGACTGGCTCAGATGAATCAACATTCCTATATCACACAAGCTGTGACCATTGCGGTTCGTCAGACGGTAATTCCGTATACGATGATGGACATACTTATTGTTTTGTATGTAACCATTTTAGTAGCGGGGAGCTATGTGACGATAGTGGCAGACAAACCAAAACAGCTATGCTTAAAGGAACCCCTGTCAGACTAAAGAAACGAGGTCTATCAGAAGAGACCTGTCGAAAGTATCGCATCCATAAGGACGGTGATACCCTACGTATGCACTATTTAACTAAAACTGGTCAAGTATGTGCTGCTAAGGTTAAAACAAAAGACAAAGACTTCTGGATGGAAGGTAATAACACTGACCATCAACTTTTTGGGCAAAATTTATTCCCAGATAAAGGCACTCGACTTACTATATATGAAGGTGAGTTGGACGCAGCCTCTGGATGGGAAGCACAACCCAAATGGCCTCATGTATCCATACCAAATGGAGCTAAGGCTGCAAAAAAATCATTACAAAGGGTGTTAGATCTACTTCAAGGCTATGAAGAGGTTGTATTATTCTTTGATAATGACGAGGCAGGTAGACAGGCAGCACAAGAATGTGCAGAACTGCTACCCCCTGGAAAAGCTAAAATTGCTAGGCTTGAGAAGTACAAAGATGCTTCTGAGGCACTACAAGCAGGAGATAATGAAGCGGTAAGGAGAGCTATCTGGGATGCAAAAACATACAGACCAGACGGCATCGTTGACGCTAAATCATTACTTGAACTACTAACCACCCCTACCCCACCCGCTGACCATGAGTACCCATTTCACGGATTACAGTCAAAGTTGCACGGCATAC